TGGCAGTGCCTGTGGTGCCTTCCTGGGTCACGTGTTCCACCACATACTCTGCTGTCTTGGTATCATATCTGTAGTGTATGGCATAGTTTATCTTGCAGATGTACTGTGAATTTTGCTTGATCTTGCTGACGGGCGCTCCCAGCAGCACATGTTGTGGACACTTGTCGTCGATGGGATTTGCCCAGGCAGTGGCCGTGAACAACCACAGCGCTATCAATGCAATCCTAATCATGCTGCTATTTATATATTAAGTTGGGTTATATTATTTCTTGGTTTTCTTTTGTTCCTGCGCTTGAAATAATTCTTGGGGTGCAGGTAAACGTCCACATAGATCCAAACCAGGATGGCCAAGATGGCCACGGGCACTGACACAGCGAAGATGACGTCCATGGTGCTCTCCGGTTGGTTATCAGGGTGCCCTCGCGAGCACCCTGTGTATGCAATTACTTATTTCTTTTTCTTTTTGGGATAGTCGTCTTCGTCCTCGATCTCGTCCTCGTCTTGGTCGTCGTCGGAGTCCTCGTCGGAATCCTCTTCCATGTCGTCTTCGTCGCTGTCGTAGTCAAAGTCATCGTCCTCGTCCTGGATCTCCAGCACGCCCTTGATGTCCTGTATGTCTTGCTCCAGCTTTTCAACCTTGTCCTGCAGTTGCTCTATGATGTTTTTGTTGTCTTCCATTGCGCTACCTCCATGTTGTGTGATTAGCAACCATAATTATCTTGGCCTTGGCTGCTGAAATATGCCTGGTTAATGTGAAAAGTGCAGCTATTATTTGAGATATTTTGGGCGCTTGTGATTTTTATATTTGTAGAAGTCGTCTATCACGTCCCTGCAGGCGTCGTGCCAATACTGTCCGCTGTCTCTGAGAGCGGAATTGGCGTCCCTCAGCTTCTCCATCTTCTTGCTCAACACCTTGTTCTGTGCTGTTGAGAGTCGTTTAGTGGTGCTGCTCAGTGTGTCCAACCTGGATAGCACTTCATCTATGGCGGGGCAAGTGATGTCAGGCACTCGTGGAGCCTTCTTGCGAATCTTGCGCCACATCTGCTCGTATTTGGGCAAACTCTTCACACGCCTCTTGGCCATGCACGCTCCTGTTGGTGCATTATTTACTGTGGATGGGTTTGAAAATTAAATGCTACTATACTATCTCTAAGGAATGGAATGTGGGATATTCTTTCAATACTTGCTCAATGTCTACAGTTCTATCTTGTGGCTCTGCCAGTAATACTCCAACATATTCATCCCGTGGACGCCAATCTGTGATGCCATGATGTTCCAGCCACGTGGCACGGTACTGCAGGAACCAATCCTGGAATTCCTGAGAGAATGGTGGGGGAACAAAGTCTCTCCTGGCGATCATGAACTTGGCCCGCAGCGTGACGTGGGGTTTGGCCAGGTGGCACAAACTTTCCAGGTCGTTGGGCTCATGGTTGTTGAAATAGTCCAAGGGCGTCTTGCCAAGTTCCGTCCATGGCAGGTATATATTGTTCTTGACGAACGCCTCGGCGTAGTGCTCGTTGCAGTTGAACTTCTCTCCCAGCGGACCTTCCTTGACTCCCCAGCCCACGTAGAACCTGTTGCCCTGTGACTTCTTTTCCATGTCGTGTATGGCGTTGTGGAATTTATACAAGATGTCATTGTTCGCCAGCATGCTCAATCTATCATGATTGTGTACGTATTGCTCATGCAGTTGGTTCAAAGATTGCTGATCATCGTAATCTGTGGCCTCATAGTCAATGCCAGCAAAGTCGCAAAACTCTCGATGTGTGCGCTGGACATCTCCCTCGTTGGATCTTCCCGTGGTCTCCAATGGGCTGTGGGCGATCGAGGAGAGATGTTTTATCTTGCGTAGCCATCGCTCGCTGACAGGATTGGCAACGATATTGTAAAATAGCTCTTGCCTGGAAACTTGGTTGCTAAAAGTTATCTTTAAATTTTTCATCATGAAGGGCAACTTCTGTTGCCAGGCGTTGCCCGTGCCCCGAGGTAGCTGGTTATTAAGCAGCCAATCTCATTTTAGATCTACCGACCGTTAAGTCAGCAAATCCAAATGCTTTGCTTTTAGCATTTGTAGTTTTGGACCTTTACAGGGTGCCTAACTGATAAACTCCATACAACCTTCATAGTACGTCGATTCTTACACCCCCGATAGGGATTACATAAGCCACCAATAATAACTTTGGTGGAGGTGCGGGCATCGAGCCCGGTCCGTAAAAATTATCTTTGTACTTCAACGTTTACAATAGTATTTAAACATAATTTTTTACTTTGTCAATCTTTTAGCAGTATATCCTCGAAATTGTCTACTATCTGCTATTGTGGCTCTCCAAAAAGAATTATGATTCAATCCATTATCTTTACACCATTTTCTTAAACCATAAATTTTTATTTTTTTACCGTTAGGAGTTGTTATTTCATAATTTTTTCTATTACAAGTTCTGTTTTTATAAGTGGACGATTTCATTCCTGCAATTCTTTTTGCTCTTACCACTGGATCTTTCCAACTAGCTTTGTTTCTTTCACTCATAACAAGTTTTATATGTTCTTTATCTTTAGATAATTTAGCTAATCCTTGCCATGCACAAAAATCTTGCCATCTGCTATATTTTTTCCATAATTTTCTATGAGCTTCTGCATGTTGTTCAGGAGTTAATTCTATTAAATTAGATTTGTTATTTGTACCACCTACATGTTTAGGTATTATATGGTGTTTATGTAATATCATTATTATATTTATTTGGTTTCGACACAAAATTTCGCAGTGCTGTCAACTTGACAATCTATCAGAGATACTATATAATATAAAAACAATCATGGCATTAGATCAAACATTCCTAAACGAAGTGGTAGCGCTCTCAGGACCAGAGGCAGGAGAGTTGTCTGAGTTATTATCTAAAAAATGGGGAATAGAATTACCTTCGGCAACCACAGCGGTGGCAACAACAACGCCAACTGTTGCTGGTGAGGATGCGTTGGTTTCAATAACTCTCAAAGCATACCCAGCAGATAGGAAAATGGTAATACTAAAAATAATCAAGGATATATTGGGATTGGGGTTGATGGAAGCCAAGGCATTTGTTGAGGCTGCCCCAAAATTGGTAAAGGCCGATCTACAAAAAGAAGAAGCAGAAAAGATTAAAAAGTCTCTGACCGATGCCGGCGCAGAGCTGGAAATTAAGTAACTCATAATATCATTGATAAGTATTCTTGCAACGCCGCTCGATGCGACGTCGACGAGAACCAGACGCTTGACACATTAATGTCTTTACTACAGTTGTGCTGTAGAACGCCTATCGTATATAATACATTCAGTATTATTAGCAAATAATAAAAAATTATAACGATAGAGAGTATATTATGTTTCTTATATTAGAAAATGTTGCAAGTCCACCTCAAACTTTACTAGATAAAATAGATAGATCGCTGAGACCAAAAAAAGCAGAATTGGGCTATCAAACAAAAAGAATTTGTCATAATTGGTATGGACGAAGTTTCAACGCAGGAGTTAATGCTAGAATTCCTTTTATTGATTTTGAAAATTGGGTTAAGGAGAATATTACTTTTCACATACTTGATGCTGGAATTAATTATGTTACCTACGATGATCCCGACAATTTACCCATAAGCACAGGTGCACACACAGATGGAACTCGTGAATTTGTGTTGTTATGGAATGTAGAGGCCGGGGGTGATGATGCTGAACTTACTTTTTGGAAAGAAAAGGATCAACCACTATACAGAGCTCCTAAAACGCCAGGTACTGATTTTTCAAAACTGGAATTTTTAGATAAAACAAAGTTGCCAGAAAATAAATGGTTATTGGTAGATGCTAGAATTTTACACAGTGTAGAAAATCTCACATCCACCAGGATCAGTTTACAGATAAGTTTTTTAAATAAGTTGGCTTTACAAACCATTTCCAACATAGATGATCTATCTAAGATAGCTTCTATTTGATTGTGATTGCTGTATGATTGCTCTGGGTAACAACAAAGACAAATTTGGATTTTATAGGATCGGTGACTACAAGACCTATAGCAAGATAGAAGCCATAGAATTGCACAAACACACCAGAATACATCCTCACTGGGATTTCAATCAATCAATCTTTGCCAAGTATGATTGGACTGTAGAACCAACAGAATCGTTAGATGAATTATATGCAAAGAGAGCTAGGCAGATCAGAGAAAATTATGATTATGTGGTTCTGTTTTACAGTGGGGGAGCTGATAGCGGCAACATCGTAGACACCTTTGTTGACAATGATATCAGATTTGACGAGATAGCAAGTTACAATTTTTATAAAGCAGATCCAGACCCCACCAATTATTTCAATGCAGAGCAAGTCAATGTAAGTTATCCACGTGTAAAAAAATTACAACAACAAGGTGTAAAATTTAAACACAGAGTTATAGATATGAGTGATGCTGCCTTTGAAATAATCACGGACAAATCTTATAATCTTAATAGAGCGTATTATGGCACAGGGCGTTGGGGTGTGTCTCACGTGGCGAAAGGACAAATCAGAGACTACGTTGAAGATTACAGACGTTTAATAGAATCTGGAAAAAAAGTAGTCTTTGTTTGGGGCATAGACAAGCCAAGATTATATTTTGAAAATAATAGATATTGCATTAGATTTTTAGACGTGGTTGATTCTGGGATTTCTTGCCTCACGCAGATAAACAACAGACCATGGGAATATGATGAGCTATTTTATTGGGCTCCTGAAGCCATGGACATAGTTTGCAAACAAGGACATATTTTAAAAAATTTCTTTATCAAACACAAAATTTACAAACAAGAAAAATATTACAGTGACACTCTAATTGACCTGCCAAATTTGGATAAGATATTTGCTAATCAAAATACAGAAGATGGGTTAAGTTATCGTAATTTAATAAACACTTTAATATATCCTAAGTTTAATGTTAAGACATTTACTATTGGTAAAATATTGAGTTTGGTTACCAGCAGTAGAGATGATGTCTTTAATAATGATCCAGAGTTTGGCCGACAACAAGCTGTGTTGAAACAACACCTGTCCCAGCTGGATCCTTATTGGATGAATGATCCTAACAATATTGAGAAGGGAATAAAGGCATCAATATCTCCACCGTATTATTTAGAATAACATGATTGATATATTATTCACAATGCTTTTGGGTATGTTTGCTGGAATCATGTCTGGGCTCTTGCCTGGCGTGCCTATATTCTTAGGATTCCTATTATTCTTACCATTTGTGCCGATTGATCCACTTTGTATTGTAATCTATGGCATAGTGATGAATATTGGAACTCAATACTTTGGCAGCATGTCTGCTCTGTATTTCAAAGTTCCAGGAGAGTCTAGTTCTTTTCCTGTGCTTCTAGAACTTAAAAATATTAATACTCCAAAAAAAATATATCATGCAATCAAGCTCACTACATTGGGCAGCTTGATAGCCACTTTAATAGCTTCTGCAGGAATCTGGTTGAGTTTATCCACAGGTATCTTTGACAAAATTTACATGCCTTTGTGGTTGAAACTGATCGTTTTTATAAGCCTGGTGATTTTGTCACTGGCTCATGATAAAAAATATATAAAAAATTTTTTAATATTAATGACCTGTATTATTTTTGTTTTTTATTCCGATATATTAATATTTTTAAATTCTTTTACCGCCCTGGCGAGCAAAGTATTTCCAATGTATTATTTCAACAGTATGTTGGCATTGATAATACTTTTTGTAATGCAATTGATATGGAATAAACCCATTAAACTGTCAACGGCTGCTAAGTCTCAAAAATCATCTTATCCCATCGCAGAAAATATTCCTTTAATGTTCAAATATAGCATGGTAGGAACCGTGCTTGGTTTTATACCTCAATTGGGAGCAACCATAAGCAGTTATGCCTCTTATAACTGGGAAAAATTTAAAAAAAGAGATTGTTTTAAAAGGATCACAGCCAGTGAGACAGCCAACAACAGTGCCATAATATCCTGCTGGTTTCCTCTGTTGTTGATGGGAGTGCCTATAACAGCAACAGAAGTTTTGTTGGTACAGCATCTAAATAAATTTGGATTTAATTTCGGTTTCCTAAAATCAACCGACGCTCAAATAATTCTATTAACATCAATGATAGTGGCTGGATTAATTTATTACATGCTGTCAGTGATGGTGAACCGCTCCATGTATAATTTATTAGGAAAATTAATTACCAAGAGATGGTTTTCGATAGGATTGGCTTGTTTAAGCCTTACAATTTTTTATTTTATAGATAGACACTCTTTGAGTTTTATCATGGTACATCTTTTTATATTTGTGCCACTGAGCTGGCTAATACATAAAATAAAAATAAACATGCTGCCTGTGGTAATAGGCCTGCTGTTGATCAAAGATATATTGTTTACTTTTAGGCAAGTGATACAAATATATTTTTAAAAATCTAAGAGAGTAAAACCTTGACTTTCTTAGGAAAAAACAATAAAATAACAAGGTAAACACAAAGGAGAATAAAAATGAGTAACACAATGAAAAAAATAGTTGGAACACTATTGGTAATGTGGGCAATCACTATCCCATCATCTGCATCGGCTACAGACATAGAAGTCATGCCATTTTCGAGTCTAAAAGGACCGCATGGCAATATCATTTATTCTGTGAGAGACATTTCAAAGAATGCAGGATTCAATATTATTCCAAAACAAATGGGAAGCTGCGGAGAAGCGGTGGATTATTTCAACACCACAAAAAATCCTGTGGGTATAACCACTTCTGTCACAATGCATAAAAATTCTGCAGAAACAAAACAGAACTGCATAATTAATTTTGCAGAAGCTAAACCTGTGGCAGCCACTTGGGTGACATATGACGTTTGCGTTAGGAAAGATTTTGATTTTGTGCCAGGAAAAACTTACACACTTGGACACGGCAAAGCTAATCCAACAATTTCTCTTACGGAACATCTAAATAGAAATAACAAAAACATCAAGTTCAAAACTGTAACTTTTGAAGGATCAGGACAAACAGTGGCAGGATTACTTAATAAAGATATTGATGCTGGCTATATCGCTACCGGTAATGCTGCAACTGCTATCAAAGCAGGCACAATCAAATGTCTTTATTCAACAGGATCAAAGAAGTATGGTCAAAAACCAATGACTGAATTCACTGGAACCAAAGATGCCTTAAATGAATTCAAATTAGGGTTGATGCTTTTTGTAAGGAACGTACCTGCAGATCAAGTTGCTAAACTAGAGAAGTCTCTATCTACTGAATTCAACAATAGTCTAGACAAAGAAGATTTTGTTGAGAACACAGTGGGCATATCAAAGGCAAATTTAGATAAATTTCTAAAGACAGCCGAAGAGTTTAAACAATATCAATAAATCACAATAAAACACTCAGTTGCGTTGTTAAAAAATACAACGCAACTGTGCACCAGGCTGTAGATTATCGCGAAGATCACGCACCTGGTCAGCAATGCCCTTTGACTCTGATTTGGGGTCTATCATTTTAGGATCTGTTTTGTTTTCTGTCTTTGTCTGCACGGTGGTGTTGGGATCCACTCTACAGTCTTGCACACCGCAAGAGATTAAAAATAATAATAAGAACAGATACCTCATGCTATTACTTATTGGTGCACCTGATAAGATTTGAACTTATAACCTTTGGTTTCGAAGACCAACACTCTATCCAGTTGAGCTACAGGTGCATATGGTGGGCACCGCAGGAATCGAACCTGCCACCCCTTGCGTGTCGAGCAAGTGTTCTACCAATGAACTAGGTGCCCATCTTGGTGCGGTCAGAGAGACTCGAACTCTCACGGATTGCTCCACACGCCCCTCAAGCGTGCCTGTCTACCAATTCCAACATGACCGCATGTTGGTGAACCCGCCAAGAATCGAACTTGGATCTAGAGTTTAGGAAACTCCTATTCTATCCGTTGAACTACGGGTCCACGTTGATGATCCGTAGGCGGGATTCTGTTCTATGCCACCATCTGTCTCAGCGTCCCACCCGCAGCGTGCCTGGCCATTCACTGCTTACTTGGACTTGCACCCACCAGGGGTGTCCCGACCTTCCTCGGCATTGCCGCCGCGGTGGCTCGATCATGCTAGTATTATAACACTGTTTGGCAGTTTGTCTATGACAGAGTGTTGGCTTCTTGGTGCAGATTCAGCTGTGTTCTTATGATTTCCCTGTCGTTGCTGTTCATGTTCTCCAGCAGCACCTGGCTCTGTCCATACACGTCCAGACCCTTGGATGGTATGCCCAGCTTCTCGCAGCAGTCCTCCATGATCTGTGCTATGCTCCTGCCCTGGAACCTAACCTCTGACAGCCTTGTGTCCCTGCTGGCCTTGGCAGCCACTGATCTGAGGTCCGTGTGGTCCTTGACGTCAGGCAGTCCGCGCTGCGTCATCTCGTTGGTGATGATGGTCTCGTTCTCGCTGTCGCTGAGTGCGTTCTCATACTTGAGGTTGATCTGTGCAAATCTGGTCTCGTAGTTCTCGTAGTAGTCTTTCCATGCGGTGGTCTGCGCGGCCTTGCCGATCAGGTCCCTGATCTTGCTGTTGCTCGCCAGGCTCTGGAATCCCTGCAGCGTGGCCAGTGACGTGGCATAGGTCCTTATGGTGCCCAGGTTCGCCGCCTCGGTGGCCATCTGTGCCACTATGGCAGCCCTGTTGCTGACCAATATGGCCTTCTGCAGGCTGAAGGCGGCTGCCGTCAGCACCGTGTTGAAGTTGTTGGCCGCGGACTCGTAGGCGCTGAGCAGGCTGTTCAGTGTGCTGGTGTCCATGGTCGTGCTGTCGCCCAGTGCGTTGACGAAATCTATCAGGGCCTGTGTGGCGGCCTGGAATGCCGTGTTCTCGGCCAGACTGCCGTTGGTGATTATCTGCGCTGCGTCTCTGATCTCAGTGAGCTTGCCGTTCATGGTCTGGCGCAGCGTGCCGAAGTAGTCGTCCACGCCCTTGCCCGCTGTGCTGGCCTCCTGGCCATACAGCGCCAGGTATGATCCCTGTATGCCGTCCACAGTGCCCAGATGTTCCTGGAATGTGGCCGTGTCCACGTCGTCGGGATCGGTCTCTCCCAGGGTTCCGTCCAATATTTTAGAAGTGTGGTTGCTGAGGTCCTGTAGGTATCTGCCCGCGTTGAGATAGGGCTGCACGTTGAGAGAGGCCCTGATTGTGACCTTTTGTGGATCGGTCAGTGTGCTGTTGACGTCCACGAGGTAGTGCAATGTTTTCGTCTTGGTTATGAATCCGATGTTGGCCAGTGTTATGGCAGCTTCCACTCCTGTGTTGCTGAAGTTGGGACTTGACTCCGCCAGTGATTTTAATCCTTGCTGTACACTCATGTTCTATGCTGATATCACGTTGGGTGATCCCTGTATCACCATGGTGCAGGTCCTGTCTCCCACCCTGCCCAGGTTCCTGCCCTCGGCGAACACTGTCCTTGATCCACCTTTTAATGGTGCTTGGTGCACTGGACACTTTTTTCCTTTCATCTTGTGAGGGGTGTTTAGATGTCCCACGCAGCTCAGTGGCTTGCCGTTGGCGAACACGGTTTTCACTCCCTGCAGCCGCTTGGGTGGGCTGCAATGATTGGCTTCCGCATCTCCTATTCTGGCTACTGCTGGCATACCAGTATTTATGGATAGTAATTATGTGCTGTTATATTGTTTGTTCTAATATTACAGTTTTATCTTTTTGTAGAATATTACCATCAAAATACACAGAAGTATATAATTCTTTATTGCCCCATAAGAAAACATTTTGAGTTCTTTCGTCATTTACAGGAGTGACATCAATTATCTCACCATTCCTATTCCACACACTGTGTTTTATGGCTGTCCATCTATCAGATGATTTGCTGAATGCCAAATAATATCCTTCTATTTTTTCACCCCCATACCATTGCACCTGTCTTTGTACATTGGCATGGCACCTATTGATCTTCGAGTGTGGTCGTGGATCTATACTTAAAAGAATAACATTTGGACATCCTAATATTTCTTGAATATTTTTTAAACGAATGTCTTTGATGTCTGGGAGACAAGCATCTGTTATTTTTGTAATATTTTCCATCCTGATCTCATTGGTCTATTGTGCATATGGCTTGCATGTATTGTAGCAAAACTTAATCCAAGTTCCAAGCATTTTTTCCTAAGATCGCCGTGTGCCTCGTGCTGTTCTCCCTTGGGAGAGATCAATATCCATTTTTTTGCTTTAGGATTTTTAAATCCAATAAAACGACCTTTATTAGATTTGCTTATAAGTTGTTTGGTTTTATTTGAGTGTTTTTTTCCGTACATTGGATTATTTTTTCCAGTTAAGGCTGCACTGATTTTATTTTTTGTTTCCTCTTTATGTTTTTTAGGACCATATCCTCCTGTTTGTATTTGTTTTAAATGTCTTTTTAATCTTTGCTGTTCGGCTTCTTTTAAGTTTTTATATATTTCTTTGTAAGTTTTACCTTTATGATTGGGAGGGAGACTTCCACCTTCTCTTAAATTATATCCATAAGGAGACAGAGTATTATATTTTTCTATATATTTTTGTTCATTTTCTACAATGTCTTTTGCAATGATTTTAAATTTAAATTTATCTATTCCATATTTTTTAATTGCTTGAAATATTAAATTTGAGCCTTGATGATTTTTGTGTGCTTTCCATCTTGCTGAAGGATTTTTAGTGTAACCTATATAAGATTTGTTATTAACTGTATTAGTAATTTTATAAATGTATGACATACATTTATATTTATGACTGAACTTGACTCTTATAATTTAAACTTCTTAAATTCGTCTTTTTTGATATCTTGTTTGATACCACCTATGATATAGCTTTGAATTTGCGTTTCTTGGGGAGCCACTTGCATGCCTCTAGAACTTAACCAATGAGTGGTCCATGGCAGCGGGTTCTGGTTGCCGGGTATGTCAAACTCCGGATCAAATCCCAGGGCCTTCAATCTTTTGTTGGCGGTGTATTCCACGTACTGTCCCAACAACTTCTCGTTGAGTCCTATGATGGATCCGCCGCTGAACAGATGCTTGGCCCAGGCCTTTTCTTCTTCCACGCACTTGTGGAACATCTCGATCACTTTCTTGTCCTGGCCCTTCATCACTCGCAGCATGTCCTTGTCGTCACCCTTTTGCCATGCCTTGATCACGTGAGTGGTTAGATTCAAATGTGTGGCCTCGTCCCTGGCTATCAATGAAAGTATCTTGGCAGATCCCTCCATCAGCTTCAATTCACCAAACGCGAACGTGCAGGCGAAACTCACATAGAATCTCAATCCCTCTAATAAATTGACATTGATCATGGCCAGGTACAACTGTCTCTTCAGTTCGTCCACGTCGCCCTTGCCGTTGACTACGTATTGCAGGGCCAGCTCTCCAAATGAGTCATAGTTCTCTGTCACGCTGACAGCTCGCTTCAATATCTCTTTGTCATTCAATATGGTGTCGAACACTTCGCTTGGGTCCGAGTACACGTTCTTCATGATGTGCGTGTAGGCCCTGCTGTGAATGGTCTCAAAGAAATCCCAGGTCACTATGCAGCCTTCCAGCTCTGGATTGCTACAATAAGGCAGGAAGTTCAGGCATGGTCCGCGGCCCTGCACCGAGTCCAACAAGGTCTGATATTTTAGATTGGATGTGAATATGTGTTTCTGTTCCGGTCGGAAGTTGGCGTAGTCCGAGCGATCTTTCTGCAGGCTGACCTCTTCCGGCCTCCAGAAGTAGCCCAGCATGGTCTGGTTCAGCTTGTCAAACTGCGGGTGCTTGAACACGTCATATCTCTGCAGGGATTGATCCTCTCCAAAGAACATGGGCTCCTTGCTCCAGTCCACTTCGTTCCTGTTGAATACTGTCTTTGTCATAATGTTATTTTACTATATTTAATATACTTGTCAATTTAGATCTTGCAGGCTTCGCAGTCATCGTCTTCAGCTGCCTGCGTTACATTAGCGTGGCCATTGACCAATTGTAGCTCCACGTCCTCTCCGTCCTGTTTGACGTCTATGGGATCGATGCCGGATGGCTGCAGGTCCTCTTCCTCGCCCTTGAAGTCGTATGTGTTTTGGTAGTATGAGGTCTTCCAGCCGTACTTGTAGGCTGTCAGCATGTCCGTGGCCATCACGCTCAGAGGCACTTCATTGTTGGCATAGTTCAGGGGGTTGTAGCTCCAGTTGCCGGATATGGCCTGGTCAAAATATTTCTGCATCATGGCCACGATCTTGATGTAGCCCTCGTTGCCCGTCATCTCCCACAACAAGGTGTATGAATTTTTAAGTTTGGGGAACCCTGGGACTATCTGTTTCAGTGGTCCCTTCTTGCTCTTCTTGATGCCCAGTATGGCCCTTGGGGGTTCGATGCCATTGGTCTCGTTGCTGACCACGCTGGAGCTCTCGCTCGGCATCTGCGCTGACAGTGTGCTGTGCCTCAAGCCATGCTTGGCGATGTCCTTCCTCAGTGACTCCCATGCCATCCTGGTCTTGTGCGGCACGATGTCGTCCACTTCCTTCTTGTATGTGTCTATCGGCAGAAGTCCATCTGCGTATTTGGTCCTGTCAAATGCCGTGCATCTGCCTTTTTCCTCTGCTAGGTTGCAGCTGGCCCTCAACAGGTAGTATTGGAATGCCTCTGAAAGTCTATCCACTGCCTCCCATGCCTTGGGATTTTCGTATTTGAGATCCAACTTTGCCAGGTAATGCGCCAAACCAATGTAGCCTATGCCCAGGCTGCGTCTTGCCTTGGTGCTGACCTCGGCTGCCTTCACAGGATATTGTTGATAATCTATGATCTCGTCCAGTGCCCTCACGGCAAGGTCGCACACTGACTCCAGCTCGCTCAGTTCATTTATGGATCCCACGTTGATGGCGCTGAGTATGCATAGGGCTATCTCTCCATCCTCATCATCTATGTGCTGTATGGGCTTGGTGGGCAGCGTGATCTCTTGGCAGAGATTGCTCATGTAGACCTTGTCCTTGAACGATGAGTGCGAGTTGCAGTGATCGATGTTCATTATGTAAATCCTGCCGGTCTCCGCACGCTCCTTCAATAGGTCAAAAAATAATTCCTGTGCAGCGATGGTCTTCCTTGGAATGGACTTGTCTGCCTCATACTTCTCATATAACTCGTCAAATGCGTCTGTGCCAAATGCTTCATACAATCCCGGCACCTCGTGTGGCGAGAACAGGGTGATCTCCTCTTCCCTGATGAATCTCTCATAAAAAATTTTGCTGATCTGGATGCTGTAGTCCATCCTCCTCACTCGGTTGTCTTCGGTGCCCTTGTTGTTCTTCAACACCAAGATGTCCTCGATCTCAGAATGCCAGATGGGGAAATGCACAGTGGCGTTGCCACCCCTGACGCCATTCTGCGTGCAACATCTCACTGTGCTTTCGAATTTCTTGAGGAATGGGATCACTCCCGTGTGCTGTACTTCTCCGCCTCGGATCTTGGAGTTGATGCCCCTGATCCTGCCAGCATTGATGCCAATGCCCGCACGCCTCGCCACGTAGAGGCCAATGGCCATATCGCTGCTGAAAATAGAAGGGAGAGTGTCATCACTGTCAACAAGCACACAGCTAGCAAACTGACGAATAGGAGTTCTAACGCCCGCCATGACAGGTGTTGGAATGTTGATCTTGTGCGTTGATATAGCGTCATAGTATCTTTTAACATAGGTCATCCTTTTGTTTTTTGGGTAGTCCGCGAACAGGGTGGCCGCGATCATCATGTACATGTCCTGTGGTGTCTCGTACAACTCACCGGAGCTCCTGTCCTGCACCAGGTACTTGTCAACTATCTGCCTCAGGCCCGCATAGGTGAAGTTTAGGTCTCGGTCTCTCTTTATCCAGGTGTTGAGTTTCTTGATCTCCGTCATGTTGTATTGCTCAACTATGGCCTTGTCATACACGCCATTGCGTATGTTCCTTAGAATAAGTTTCAGCAGTGGAATGTATTCGTACTGGCCATGGGCCTCCTTGCGTATGTCATAGCTCAGCAATCTCGCCGCGGCATATTGATAATTTGGGGCATCCAGGGAGATAAGATCGTTGGCGGACCTAACCAATATGTGCTGTATGTCCTTGGAGCTCATGCCGTCATAGAATTGTATGTTGGCGTTCATCTCTATCAGGGACGCCGACACTCCCGGCAATGCCTCGCAGGCTTCTTCCACGACGAAATGTATCTTGTTGATGTCCAAAGGCTCCAGGCTGCCGTCTCTTTTCTTGACTCTGATGGTGGTTGTGGTGCCTGGCATGACTGTTTTTGTTTTTGTTTCTGATTTTGTTCTTGTTTGACTGTGCATATTTAGCAAAAAAATATTATTAATGTTAATTTTGAATTATTTTTTTATTATACAATCAAAACGCAGCGATGTCTATTGGTAAAAAAAATATTTTTGATTTTTTTGTGTGTATTACGACAGGATCGTAGTGCGATAATTCATTGTGGCGTTGGCGCCGGTGCTGGTAGTTGTGTATTTGACCACGAATGTCTCATTTCCCGGAGTCACAGTTGAATCAAGATCATCCACGGCCACGGTCAGCGCAACTCCGATGTCCGCGGTTTCCTCAAAATCATCATTGAAGCTGGGCGTGGTGCCTTCGGCACCCACTGCTGTCAGCGTTCCGGTCCTGAAATTTGTGCCCCTGTCTATCTTGTACTTGATTACCAGGGCAGATCCATTCAATGCCTTGATCCTGATGCCCGTGGTAATGGCCGCTGCTGTGTTGTCGGCCAGCGTGATCTCCTTGTTGGTGCCATCCACTATGCTGACCCCCTCGACTTCCTGTGAGGGGGCGATAGTCGCCGCCCTTAGATCTGATCTCTCAAAGTAGTCCATGTGGCTGCTGCACTCGTTGGCCGAGAATGAAAGCGCCGCATGTATGTCATTGGGGTCGTTGGTGCTATATTCCTCGAAGTCATTGCCCACGTCAGCCGCATACCAATTTCCAGAACTGATGACGTTCCTAACTGAACCATTGGCGTGTGCCTTGATCGCATTGCGACCGATGTTGCTCCATGTGTTGTGTAAAAATTGTATATTCACGGGTCCAAAAGTCTTGCCGTTGGTGCTGCCGTCGGTTGCATAGCCCAACCTTGCTCCATTCAATGCCTCGTTGAAGTCGCAGTTGATGAATTTCACTGAGGTCACATCATCACTGAAATCAACCAGCGATGAAAATTTCTTGAACTGGCAGCTGTCGAATATAATGTTGCTGCATGGCAGGGCACTGGTGCTTCTCACTCTAACTCCTGCGCTGTTGTCGTTGTTGGCGCCACCTGCGGCATAGGTTCCCTTGAATGCGCAATTGACGAATCTCACGTTGGTCGCGCAGTCAATGCTGAAGCCCGCGTAGGCCTCACCGTTCCAAAAATGTATGCCCTCTATGGTGATTTGTGTGGGTGCCACCGCGGATGCTGCTCCTATGGTGCCGTAGGTGTTGCCGCCGTTGTCTTCTGTCACAGCCACTGGTGCTGCTCCACCTGACTGATATATCACTGATCCGTCCACGCCCTCGCCCAATAATCTCGCATGGGGAGGTATCTTAAGAGAAGTCGTTATGATGTATTGGCCGGCCGGGAAAAATAGAATCCTGGAAGATTGATAGTCATCCTGGTCCACCACGTCTGAATAGATCTCTTCCAGGGCCCTCTGTATGGCCACTGTGTCGTTGGTCACGCCATCACCCACTGCCCCAAAGGCCTTGACTGACACATAGTCGTCCAATCTCTCCTGCAGGGTCCTAAGCACATCCACTCCTGCTCCTGTGACGATTGGTGTCGCGTTGCCCAGATAACCCTTGTAGACGTATTTGAGTGCGGATGAAAATGCGGATGATCCCGATGTCAATATCTCTGTGTTGCCCACGGCAGGTGCGCCGTCGGCCACTGTGCCATTACCTATGAATAACTTCTGCTCGTCAATGACCCAACCCAGCTCGCCCGCCGCTAGTTGCGGTAGATCCGTGGATCTGCCTCGCCTGTGTTGTATCCTTGAAATCTGTACTATGGGCACTTGTGCTCCTCTTTATTTTTAGTGTATTTATAGCAAATTAAATAATGGCATGAGCAAGATCATATGCGTTAGCGGCGATTCCTTCACGCAAGAGTTCCTCCAAGACGCACAGCACAAATGGAGCGTGAAAATTGGCGCAAGCGACAACATCGCCATGGGTGGGGCCAGCAATGATCGCATCTTTAATAGCACCATAGAATACCTCAATCAAAAGACTCCGGACATATTGATAGTGGGCTGGACCGTGCTGGGCAGGGCCATGCTGCCAAGGAGCAATGGATCACAGGTCATAATCACGTCACACAGGGCGTTTGACGAGCACACCGGCGAAGACCTGGAAGATTTCAAGAAATTCTATTATGGTCGCGTACACAATGAATATGTGTGTTTCCGCAACCTCCTTAACCACATGATCTTCCTGCAGGAATATTGCAGGCACAAGAAAATAAAGTTGCTGTATTTCAGGTCAGTGTTGGAGGTCGAGCTGTCAGATGCGTCGCTGTCGCAGGTGGCCGGTTGTGCATTCATGAAAGACAGTGATCCGGATATAAGGAGGCAGGGCATACAGCACAATGTAGCAGAACTTAAAAAATTATTGTCGGCTTTGGACCGGGACATATGGATCAAGGAATTTTGGTACTCCATGCGACACCACATGCAGAGCAAGTTTTCAGAGCAGTTCCTGCCTGGCTATGATCGCGGCCTGCCCATCGCGGCAGTGGATGACTGGGCGCAGTTGGTGAAAAGATATCTATAGCACAGACTTGTAGTATTGCTCCACCCTGTTGAACCACTTGCCCACCCATTGCTCGTAGTTGTCTATCTCAAAGGTCTGGAACTCGTTGTTTTGTGTGCAGATAAAGATCCTGCCGTTGCTTATCTTTGTGTCAAATAATTTGTTGTGTGCTTCCGCATAGGCCACCAACTGAAGGTAATAGTCCTCCACCCATTCCGCCTTCTTCAACTTGCGTGCCTGCTTGAAATCCATTATGGCCGGCCGTCCCTTGTACACACCGATCAAGTCCGTGGTGCCTGCGTACAGTTCTGGATAGTACAGGTTGATCTCTGATCCCCACACCTCGCTGACGTCCTTCAATCCATTCTCTATGATAACGTTGGCCATGGCATGGGCCTGCTGCTGTATGAGATTGCTGCCGGGCACCCTGCTCTCGCCCTTGACGTGCTTCTCCAGGCTCCTGTGCATCACTGTGCCGATGTTGGCTGACTCCGTGGCGATCCTCTGCGCTTCCTTTTCTCCCACACGCTTCTTCCATGCAATGAGATGTGTCATGTCCTTGGTCTGTGATAATATTGTGGTCACCGAAGGCACCTGCCGGCCATCCGGAGTGGTGTAGTGCCTCCGGCCCTCGGGTGATGTCTTGCTCAATTCGCTGTAGGGATACCGGGCCACATACGCTATGCCCTGTGCCAATAGGGTGTCGTTGGTAAACTTCATCATCATATTATACACTGGATATGCTGGCCAGTCAATAAACTATTGGATTCTTCTATCGGCGCACGGCTTTAGGAAGCATAATTACATATTATAATGTCATATATCACTGTCGATAATATAAACAGCATCAATGCGGAACTGTCCAATTACTGCAACGCGGCGTGCCCCATGTGCTCGAGATTCAACTTCAAATTGGAGTTGAGAAAAGACGTGACCAACAACAAACACACCAGCCTGTCTCTGGTCAGGGATCGGATAGGCAGCAGCATCACCAAGCGATTGAAGCGTTTCTATTCCTGTGGCACCTACGGTGACGGATCAATGAACCCAGAATGCCTGGAGATATATGAACACATCAGGAAGAATAATGCTGGATGCCAATTGGAACTATACACCAACGGTGGTGCCAGGACGCCGGAGTTCTGGGCGGAGTTGGCAAAGATAGGTGTAGAAGTTTTATTTCATATAGATGGCCTGGAAGACACCAATCATCTGTACAGGAGGAACGTGAAATGGGATAAACTCATGGCCAATGCGAGATCCTTCATAGCCGCCGGTGGCAAGGCCAAGTGGCGGATGTTCTCATTCCAGCACAATGAGCATCAATCAACCACAGCAAAAGATCTGGCAAAACAAATGGGATTCAAGGACTTCCATTTGGATTTCACATCTAGATGGAAAGACTACGATTACGATGGCACGTTCAGAGATGTGGATGAAATAAAAGTGGATGATTACTACATCAGGAAGGCAACTATGCGTCAGCCACAGAGACACATAGTGGATAAGGTCAACAATAAAATTTTGCCAACAGACGTGGTGGACAACTTCCACACCAGGAAGATATCTTGCGTTTCATGCTCCAACAACAAATATGAAATATACCTTTTGGCATCGGGCTATGTCACGCCCTGCTGCTGGATAGGTGATCCCAAGACACACGAGTCTCAAAAAATAGTGGAAGATTATGACAAGATCAATCTAAACTTGACGTATCTGGAGGATATATTGAAGGGTTCTTTCTTCCGCAAGCTAGAGAATGGCATCAACGGCAGCGACACCAGCGTGAGGCTTAATGCCTGCTACCATTGTTGTGGAGTGGATTGATGGGCATATCTCAGCAACCGCCAAAACGTTTCTCCATCAAGCAGGGCATACCCTGCCAGTTGAAATGGACACATTCCACGGTGTATCTCACCAACGGAGTGAGCTCAAGCTGCCACAGAGCGGGGTATGGCAAGATAGAGATGGATGGAGACAAGTTTAATTTCCACAACATTGCCAACAAGCTGGAGGATCGCACCAAGATGTTGAACGGGCAGTGGCCCGGCAATGGATGCGAGCACTGCAAACACATAGAAGAGGCGGGTGGCACCAGCGACCGGGTGGCACATCTCGAGATGGAAGGCACCACAGAGCCGCCGGAGTTGGCCAATAACCCAACAGCTGTGAACGTCACGCCTAGGCAGCTGGAAGTGTATTGGGGCAACACCTGCAACCTGAAATGCATCTATTGCGCGGCCCATTACAGCTCCAAGATACATCAGGAGGAGAAAAGATTTGGCCCGTTCAACACAGATGGTGTGGTGCTGGACGCCAGCCGCTGGCAGATGTTTGACAAGATCGAGGAGGCCACGGAGAAGCTGTTTGTGTGGTTCGAGAGCAACCTGCAGCACCTGCACAAGCTGTTCATCATGGGAGGAGAGCCATTCCTGCAGAAAGAGACCGAGAGGATGATAGCCTTGTTGGAGACCAAGGAGCTGCCCGACCTCACGCTGTGCTTCTTCAGCAACCTCACCGTGGAGCACGAGAGGGTCAAGAACTGGGTGAAAAGGCTCAACAGGTTGGTTGAGGACAAGAGATTGGACAAGCTGCAGATAGTTGGATCGCTGGACTCATGGGGCGCCGAAGCGGAATATGTTAGGAACGGTCTGGATCTGAAATTGTTCCAAAAGAACTTTGAATACATCCTGAATGAATCCACGACTCTGCAGAACATCAACTCCGCGCTGACCATCACTGCTGTGCCGGGCATGCCGGCGCTTGTCAAAAACATCAACCAATGGTCCAGGATAAGGCCCGTTTATTGGTCCATGATGAAGGCCAGCACCAAGAACCATGGCCCGCGGCCATACCTCTATCCCGGCATCTTTGGCAGCAAAGTCAACGACATTGGACTTAAAGAGGCTGTGGAATTATTTGACGTCAACAGCCACGGATATCCGGATTCAGTCAAGGTTAATTACAAAAACTACATGAACGGCATAATCGAAGAGTTTGCGCGGCAGGAACCTGATGCATTAAGGCAGAAACAATTCAAGATCTATTTGACGGAGCTGGATCGCAGGCGTGGCACCAATTATAAGACCACGTTTCCCGTGATAGCCGAATGGTTGGATAGGATCTAAGTTCGTCTCTTTAGGGCTGCCTTGGCCATCCTCTTCACTGTGTCTGTGCTGCCGATGTTGTCTTTGTTCATTGCGGGATCTTTCTCGGCCTGCTTCTCTGTGTTGAGTATGATCTTGTCTTTATTGAAGTCCGACACAACGTTCTTCAGCGCAGTGCCCTTGTCATAGATGCTCTTGAACAGGTTGTAGTTGAAAGTGGCGTAGCCCGTGTTTTTGATTATCTGTGTCAGAGCGTCAAAGCTGATCTCTGCTGTTTGTCCTTGCTCATCAGCATCGCCTCTGAGATTTTGTAGAGTGTTGACTATGACCGATTCCAGTTCATTGTTGGTGTTGTTGAGGAATTCTGAGAAGCGCATGGGATTACTTCCCAGCTAGTCTTGAATAGATTCTTGAGCTGGTTTCGAACACTTCACGGCTTTCTCTCTTCTGCCTGCCTTCGGGTTCAGTGCCACCTGCGTTGGCGTCCGTTGCTGCGAACTCATCCGATGCCGGTGCGTCCAGGCTGTCCAGGTCATCGCTCGTGGTGTCCAATGGCTCGTCCAATGCTCCCACTGGTTCCGTGGCCGCGACTTCCTCGCCGGTCAATACTCTCACTGCCTGATCTAATTCCGTCCTGGTGTTGGTCAGGGTCTGTTCCGCTGAGTCCAGTGCTGGCTTGACCTTCTGTGCGAAGGCGTCTGCTTTGTCTGCGCCCATCTCGTCTCTGATCCTATCTGATAATTCCAGCATGCTCTCTGTCTTCATCTTGGCCAGCTCTTCGAGGTAGCCTGTTACCTTGTCCATCATGTCCTTGGCTGCCAAAATCAGTTCCGATTGATTTTCTATGCCTTCTTTCACAGCGCTCTCCTTGGAGACCATGGCGCCTATGATGGCATCCTTGTCCTGGTCTTTGAGACCTGGTGTCTGTTGGATCTTCTTGGCGATCATCTGTTGCTGTGGGGTGATCTGTGTGTTGATTCCTGATGCCTCTCGCACTGCCTGGTTCAGCACATCCAGCATCATCTGGTGTTTCTGGTAGTTGTCGTCTTTCAACTCCTGTCCAAAGTGCTGGTTGTCAGTGATGGTGTGTATCTTGGTCCTGACCATGTTGGCCATGTCTTCCAGCTGCGCCTGGTCCATGCCTTCAAGATTTAAGGTCTGTCCAAATCTTGACTCGAACTGTGCCAATAAAGTTTCTGTTGTGATGTTCTTTGTTAATTCTGTGGCTTTCATATTTTATATCTCTCCAGAGGATATTTCTGTCTGTGTGCAGTTGTTGGCAGCCATCCATGCATTATGTGCTCCGGGATGATTCGATTTTACCCAATCTCTATAAGATTGCATGGCGGCCTGTGATGTCCACACTTCCGTGATGGTGCTCTTGGTCTGATCTGCGCCCACGTTCTGTTCAGCCAGCTCCGCGGGGCTGACCACGGGCTCAACTGTCCGGGTTAATGTGCCCGCCGCCTGTAGCCTGGCGCTTTCCGCTCTGATGGCCGCAGGATATTCTGTTGGGTTGGCCTTGTGTATGCTCGTGTAAATTCTTCTATATGCCATGCGTGTTTGTCCTTGTATTGTGTTTATTTAGCAGGGTTGACCCTGAACGTGCTATCAAATAAATCCTGTATTCTTTGCTTTGCTGCGTCCGCTTGGCGGTTTGCTTCGCGGAATTTCTCCTCGTAAATGAAGGCCTGGTCGTCATCGCCGCTTTTTTCAGCGGCCCGCATCTTGCCCTTGTAGCTCTTGATGTCAAATATCCTGCTGGCGAAGTCCGTGTCCCAGATCAGCACCTTTTCCGGCATGGGCTTGCCATCCGCCAGGTGGTGCGCCATCAGGATCGCGCTCTGCTTGAGATGTATGTCATCGTAGATTATGCGTGCCTGCACCATGTCCGCTATCACGTACACGAAGCGTGTCTCGTCCGCTCTGCGCGGCACGATGGCTATGTTGCCGATGAGGATGCCCTTGCTGAACTGCTTGGGCAGGTGGCGGAACGGGCGTGTGCTCTCGTCGTGCTCAGCCAGCTTCTTCAGCTTGTCCCCGAGGCCGTAGGCCTCTATCTGTCTCTGCAGTTCCTTGCGATTGCGCATTATGATATCTTATCTGTTGTCAAACCTTATGTGCTTATTTAAAGCGTATTGCGTGTCGTTGTCAAGTTTTTTCCTCACCAGGATGCCCTTGTCGCTCAGGGTCTTGGCCGTGATGGCCTCTTCTATTGGTAATTGGCTCTGCAGGAAGTGCTCGTGGTTTTGGTACTTGTGTATGAACAGGTGTTGCTGTTCGGTTATGAAAACTCGCACGTGGCGAGATATGTGAACGTACATTATTTAGATTGACATTATTTAGATTAATTGATCTTCATTAGTACCACGACTATGGTGCTGAGCAGTCCTGCCACCACGGTGCCCGCGGTCATGATCAGGGTCTTGGTCTGGCTCTTCTGTCCCTCCAGCACGTCATCGCTCAGCCTCTTGAGGCTGTGTTCGATCGCGGACAGGCGATCGTGCAGGCCCTTGTAGCGCTCGGCGCAAAGGTCCACGTGTGCTTCCAAATTGGTCTTTTCTAGGTCACTCATAAATTGTCTCAACTCTCGTTTTAATTCCGCTACCTGTGAATGTATTTCTCTTAACCGAGCCTGTATGTTTGCCATTGCTTCCTGCGGTGCCTATTAATGCTGTATGTGCCTTGAGTAACATTATTTATCTAAATCTGCTGTGAGATTAAAGTAGGTGTTTATGTATTTGCTGTCCTGCGTGTTGAACACATTCTTGGGAAAGGCAGCGGTCTCCTTGCAGAAGTTCACTATGGGTATGTTGTCAAAATCCTCCACCAGGCCGCCCACCTGATCATTGTCAAACTCATACACTCCCAGCTGCTCCACCTGCCAGGTGAACTGCCATATCGTGTGCCGGCCTTCGTAGGCAGTGCCAAAGCGATAGTTGGCCACTGACTCCGTCATGCGCTGAGGCGTGTTCTCCCAGGTGATGTTGCTCCTCATCTGCAGCATCTGCAGCAGCGTGGTGAAGTTGGCCTGCTGGTTGCGGGCCATGGTGAGCGTGGCCGCGTCGTGCACCAGTTCACCGCTCTTGGTGGTGAAAGGGAATTGATTGCTCAGCACCCCGTTCTCCGTGATGTCCACCAGTGTGGTAATTGAATATGTGTGCATATAATGAACTATTTAATCACAATGCAAGAAAGGGTGAACAAACAAATGTCCACCCTTTCCGTAAAAACTTACTTGATTATTTCTAATTAAGCAAATATTGCTAACACTGTAGTTGCTGCACCTGTTACACCGTACGCATCTGAACCATCAGCTGTGAAGGTTGCTGTACCTTGTACTGCGATTTGGATGTTGTCAGTTGTGCCAGATACAAATGCTGATCCGTCAGCAGTTGTAACGCCAGCGATGGTGAAACCATCTTGAGCGATTGCTTTTAACACAGTATCAACGTTAGCATTGGTCATATTGGTTAATGCTAGGTTAACGATTGTGGTTCTTGGTCCAAGACCTTGATTTAAAGAAATCACGGGTTGGTTTGCGTTTGTTACTATAGCCATTTTTTTTCTCCTTTTTCTCTGTTAAATGGCACGTCACCGCTCAGGTGACATGTTGCAACTATTTATACCGGCAATTGGTAAATTATGCTATAACATAACGGTTTTAAATAGCTGTATGGCGATCATGGGCAAAAATAGCTTTTTCTTGACAGATCTAATGAAGACGGGCAACCACCAGGACATAGAGCAGTTCCTGGCGCTGGCCACACTGCCCAACGAGCGCATCACCAGCGACGGGGAATACTACACCCTGCACAACATAAATTTTGACAGATATGATCGGCTGCTGGCCATGATAGACCATCGCAGGGAGAACCAAAGACTTTGGAACAGTCCCGAATACTGGCAGGAGGCACAGCGCAGGATAAAACATCTGGCGGAGAGGGGATTCAGTTTCATAGTGGCCCAGCCATGGGAATCACCAGAGAACCTCAGGGACCATCAAAAATACAACGACCTGCTGGCCAACACGCCGCACCTGACCTGGAGTGGCGGTCACAACTGGTTCTGGTTCCTGATGCAACGCCGACATCGCGACAAGCAATATAATTTTGACCACTCCAACAAAAAGCATGATTTTTTATACCTCAACAAACAATCCAGGCCACACAGGAGGCAACTGTTCGAGTACCTGCAGAAAGAGTCACTGCTCAGGAACAGCCTGTACAGCTTCCTTGATGCGCCGCACAAGGCCAAGCTGGATCCCAGTTATGAACTGCCTTGGGTTGACGCCAACAATTATCCCAAATATGGCAGCGACCAGGACGTGCATGAGCCACAGTTCAATCACACAGCATTTAATCTCGTGTCGGAGACCAATGATAACAACACGGACGTGTTCATAACTGAGAAGCTGTGGAAGCCGGTGCTGGCAGAGCAGATATTCGTGGTGCATGGAAATCTTGGTTACCTACGAAAATTGAGGGACATGGGTTTCCGCACATTTGATTCTGTGTTTGACGAGAGCTATGACCTCGAGCAAGATCCCGCCAGGAGGATAGCCAAGATTGTGTCATTGTGCAAACACCTGCGCACAGTGGACAAAGCTAAGATATACCAAGTAACCGAGAGCATAAGGCGTCACAACCGAGATAGGTTCCTGGATCGGAACGCTCTCAGCGCTAGTGTCAATGCTACTGTGCTAGGCTTTCTGGAACTTGTTGATAGAAGTTAGATTCTTCCTGCTGAATCCCAAACGATCCACCAGTTTCACAGCATCACCCGTCTTGCCCACTGCCACGAAGCCCTCGGGATCTGTGACCTCCAGGCCCGAGTCAGTCTGTGCGAACGTGCCTATCGCTGTGGCCTTGTTCATCTTGTCCAGCGTTAATTTTTTCAGTGCAATGACTTCCTTGTAGAATGCCATCATGGCAGCCAAGGGTCGCTGCATCTGTTTTAGGAACAGCGGCATGTCTTTCATCTTCTGCTGCCTCAGTTGCAGCGCCTTCTGTGCTTTTAAGCCTGCCGCCTGTTGCTGCATCCTTCCTTGGTAGAACTCTGCGAAGCCCTTGAGATACTCGTTGGTGTCCGTGGGCAACACGCCTTGCCTGATCTGATCATTTATGAACAGCATGAAGAACGGCAGGAAGTCCTTGTTGACTCCCAGCATGGCTGATAGGTTGGTTGGCACCTTGGTGAGCAATGCTTTCAATTTGTCCATGCCCGCTGTGAACTGTGCCTGCTCCTCTGCCGTGAAGTTGGCCGTGCCGCTGACGTTCTTGTAGGTGGCGTTGTCAAACCAAACATCTGGGGTCTTTGTGAAAGCTGCGACGTCCGCCCCGTACTGTGCCTTTAGATTGTCGATCCTAGAACCTGAGTAGGTGGTGTGGAATATGATGCCCACCTGTGCGGCGGCCATCTGCCGGCCCAGGTCGCTGTCCTCGGGCACCGCGTAAGTTATGGTGTTGGGTTTGAACGTGAGATAATTTTCACCTGACATGCTCTGCCTCTGCAGGGTTTCCCTGTGGAACATGTAGTCGCCCTGCACGATGCCCTTGATGTTTAATTTTTCGAGATGCACCAGGCACTTCAATAATTTCTGTCCAAGGTCATCGGTGCCGTGGTTGCGGCTGATGTCATCCTTGGTGTAGTTCAATTTGGGCGTCTTGCCGAACACCCCCTTGGTGCCCACGAACCAACGGCCGTTCTCGGGATTGGTTCCGCACACCACCGCGGGCGCTCCGTCCCACTTGACCGACACGTTGATGGGCTGATCCGCGGAGCCCTGCAGGGTCTGCAGTATGCCCTGGAAATATTCTATCACGGACGTGCCTCCCGCATGCCCATCGGTCAATATTATGTCTTCGATGTGCTGCAGGTGCGTTCGCTTGAATTCGTTAAGTATCTCTTCTACCAGCATTATTCATCCTCGTCACGCAGTTCACCCTCTTTGAGCGACAGGCTGTTCTTGACATCCTTGAGTTCCTTGATGCGGGTCACTCCACGGCTGAACTTGTCGGCATCCAGGTTCTTGATGGCGGAGTTGAATTTCTTCTCCAAAACATATGCGGTCTCTTGGTCGAAGTTCTCCCTGATGTAGTTCACGAGGTTGATCGCAGAATCAATGATGTGGCCCGCGCGGCTCTCCACGAAATTTTCCGGGTCCTTGTTGACCCTGACCGTGCTGAGTTCTTCCAGGATGCTGCGGGTTTTTTTCTGCATATAGGTATTTAACTTACAGTATAGCATAATAATAGCGGTTGTCTATGGCAAAATACCAAATAATCGAGTAAATACAACTATATTACAGGAGAAGCTATGGACTACATCACATACAGCGAAGGCTACAAATATCAGTTGGAGAAGGATTACACAGTCAAAGTGGACATCTTGGGAGAGACCGTGGACACGGACTACATCGACCTCAAGCCAGACGGCTCACTGACCATCTATGATGGCTACTGCTGGGATGGCCCAAGCGGACCCACCGTGGACACCCGGGATTTCATGCGTGGTGCCTTGGTTCATGACGCACTGTATCAAGCCATGAGGATGGGCAAATTGGACGCCAACAAATACCGCAAGGTGGCAGATGACATGATGCGCAAGCTGTGCCGAGAGGATGGCATGGGTTGGTTCAGGGCCTATTACACCTATCATGCTGTGAGGCTATTTGGCAAGAAGTCAGCTGATCCAGCGGGCAGCTACCCGATCAAGACCGCACCGTAATTATAATTTTTCGTAGAATTTATTGATATATTCTCGAGTGCTCAATGAGCGCATTGGCTGTTGACTCACTAGGTCGTACAATTCAAGATCCTTTTTGTTCTTCTCCATCCATTCCTGCTTGAACTCCGTGTCTCCCTCGAAAAAATCATTGACGATATTTTTGATCCATGGTGGCGTGAGGTTTTCATGGGAATCAAACTGGCAGTTCCAGTGTCTTTCCATGGACTCCTTCAAAGCACCGTAGTTCCACACATTGATTGATTCTATCTTGTCCGACATGGGTGGCAACGTCAAAAGTATTACCTTATACACGGTCTCCAGCACAGGAGCAAATTTTAACACCAGGCCTGACTCGGCGATGCTGTCCGGTTGGTTGGGAATTATCAATCTAGATTTATTCATTATCTCTTTGCATCTCTCTATCGGCGAACAAGCGCCCCTCTTGATGTCAGTGGCCACCGCGGAGAGGAAGCGATCCCATGGCTCTCGCACATGAAAGAACAGCACGAACTTTGGCAGCTGTCGGCAGTGTTCCCTGATGCTGTCTAGGTACTGCTGTGTGAAATCGTTGGAGTTCTCTATCTCCAGGCTGGCGTCATCCCTGATGAGATCAAACTGTTTCTTGACACTGGTGGTGCCGGACTTGGCATTGCCCAGGTACATGTGTCCACGATGCAGCAATAGTTTGGGCATATTTCCACCTTACTTATTTTTCGTGGAGATAACTAAAAAATAATATGATGCCCCCGCAGTTTGGTAAAAGATCACGCAAGGGATATGTATACCATCATCTCGCCTATGATGACCTGGACAAGGGAGATGGGCTCATACTTGGCGTCCTGCTCGTGGTGGTCTGGGGCCTGTATTGGCTGCTGGTGCATTGGGTGGATCACTTCCTGGGCAATCTCATGATATGGTGGGTGGAGCCCCTAACTTTAATTGTTGCCTTGCCCATCCTGGGATTCTTCGCCATGGTCATAGACAAGTACGACAGCTGGAACCCGCTGCATTGGTGGCCCATGTTCTGGGGGACCAGGATC